GCTGCCATCGGCGTGGGTGCTTCGGTCACGGCGTTTAGAAGTTAACGCCTTCAGGGGGCAGGGCTTCGGGGACGGTCGGCTTCTGGGAGCCCTTGGGATAGGTCATCTTGTACTTATACTGGGGGCGACCGTTGTACTCGCCATTGGCCTCGACCTCGACGCCGACCAAGATGGTCTGGCCGCAGGCGGGTTCGAGGTACTGCATATACTCGGCAGGGGTGGCGTCCAAGCGGATCTCTTCGGTGAACTTGCCTGAGAACTTGCCGACGAGCATGGCGAGGGCCTTGCCGTACTTGCTGGAGAAGTTCTTAGAGAGGCAGAAGCCCTTGTCGTCGACGAAGAAGAGGCGGGCGGAGCAAGTGCCGTCCTCCCAGACCTTGACCTTCTCGAACTTGGGCTTGATGAGCTTCAGCTTGTAGGTGCCGTTGGTCGAGATGGAGGTGAGCGGGGGGCGGTCGTTGTTTTCGGTGGTCATGTTGGTATTAGGCAAAGGTGATAGCGGTGGAGGTGGACGGTCCCTTGATGTCGATGACCTGGACCTCGTCACCGTAGGCCGGCCACTCGCCGAGGGTCGTGCACTCGCGGTAGGCTTGCAGCGCCTTCTCAAAGTCGGAGCAGGCGTAGGACATCAGCTCAGGGCCAATCTCGACCCATGCCGTAGCGTAGGGAGGGGCCTTCTCGACGAAGAGGAAGCGGAAGCCAAGCACGCGGCGCTCGAACGCGGTCTCGAAGCATAGGCGGTAGAAGTAGGCTTGGAGGTTGTAGCGGTAAGCCCGGATGGACTTAAGGATGCCAGCAGGGGACGCGTCCTCAGTGGTCTTCAGGTCGTAGAGGTAGCCATCAGTGCCCACCCCGTCGATGGCGCACTTGAGTTGCACTCCGCAGTGATCGGTGGTGAACATAAACTCGGTCATCTCAAAGGTGACGCCCATACGCTCGAGGGCGTGCTTGGCGGCAGAGGCGATGATGTGGCACTCGCAGGACTCCTCGGCGCTGACGACCGTCATACCGGGCTTGAGTGAGGACTGGAAGGCTTCGTAAGTGGCCTTGCCGTCCTTAGTGCGGCGGTCGCACTCGGGTGCCGTGACGAACTTCTCATTGAGGAGTTCAGGCTGTAGCACGGCGCAATGGATTAGCGAGCCCATGCGGAGGGCCTTGGTCTCCTCGCGCTCCTGGTTGAGGTAGGCTTGGTAGTGGGCCGGGGACTTCAGCAGCTCTTTGGAGCCGGAGTAGTTCAGCGCTTGGATGCCGTCGTAGAGGACGCGGTGGGTGATGGGTTCGGGTGGGATACGCATTGTGGTGTGGTGTTATTGGTTGGTGGAAATTAGAGTGCGTCGTCTTCGGGGCTGGCTTCCTCGACGCTGGCGGAAATCCTGCGCACATCTTCCAGCGCGGCGTCAGCGGCGTTCTCCATGGCCTCAAGCGTATTGCGGAGGACGCGGAGTTGAACGACGAGGACGTGCACGCGGTCGTGCAGAGGTTTAACCTGAGCGGCTTCGTCGGCCGTCTCGATGTGATCGGTGAAGACCTGCAGCTCAGTGATGGCCGAGCGGTTTAAATCCGACAGCGTGATGATGTCGGCGTCGTGCTGTTCATAACGTCCGGCGATGTGCTGAACGGTGGCTAACGAGCCCGTGATGTTTTCCACAAGGCGCTTGATGTTGTCGCGGTTGGTCATCGTTTGAAAGTAAGTTCCTTTATCTCTCCGTTAGGGGCAAGCGTGAAAAAGCGAACCTGTGACCGGGCAAGCGATGGGTGCGTCTTGCGTTTCCACAGCCCCAAGTCGGAGAGGTAGTCGGCGTGTTTGCGGGCGGTCATCTCGACGTACGGGTATCCATCGAGGAGCAGGAGCAGGGCGTACTGGCCCTGGACGGTGCGGGCGATGCGTTCGATGCCAGCGGGTACGTCAGGCATGATTGCGGGCTTCCTGCCAGTCTTCAATGGCCTCGATGAGTTCGGATGGGTCGACGCGGTTGGCGTGGCGAACGCAGTACCAGATGGCGTCACCGGCCTCGCGCATACTTTCGAGGCGTTCCTCGAGCTGCTTGATGCGGGCATCCTTAGCCGCGAGGAGGTTCTGGCCGTGCATGGCACCCATGGCGGCGGAGATGGGGTCGAAGGGGTCAAAGGGCTTAGGGTCGCTCATTTGGTCAGCGGGCGGGGGGTCGGGGAGAAGGCAGGGGCAACGCTCGTAACGACCGCAGAGCGGAAGCCAGAGGCCTCTGAGCCATTGTCATCTAGGTCGACACTAATACCGCACGAAGTACTGACTGACATGCGTCGAGCATAGGTAATTAAACCGCCGACCTGCTGGGCGGTGAGAGCATCAGCCTTCATCAGAAGAGTGCCGAACTCAAAGCGTTCGCCGGACGCGTGGAGGAAGGCGGTCGAGACGCCAATCTTCCCTTCCTGACTGACGAGAGTCTGGATCAGGGCAAGGTTGTGTTTGAAAAGGATAGGCTTCACGGCGTCAAGCAGCGCGTCGAGGGACACGTACTTGGCGGTGAAATTAGCCTTAACGACTTTGTTAGCCTTGACGTTGTCGAGCTCAGCAAGAGCGGCGACTAGGTCGGCGGTGGGGGTTTGGGTTTTGGGCGTGGTGCTCATGGTGGGAAATTATTTGGCGTCGGTGGCCTTCGTGACTTCACCGGCCTTGATGGTGGCCTCGATGTCAGCCAGGGACATCCGGGTGTAGTCGGGGACGAAGAGGTTGTAGTACGTCACGCCATTGCGGACGGTCGGGGTCAGGAGGCGGGCGACCTTCTGATCGGGTAAAACAATGTATGACGAGTCGGCAATGATGCGGTACTCGGTCGGGAGTTTGGTGTCTTTCTTCATAGGGAGATTAGTTAATAACGCCGCGGGAGGCGGAGTCGAAGATGAGGAGGGCGTCGGCGTTCCAGAGCGTGACGGTCTGGGTCGGGAAGAGTTCGGCAGCGCGGGCCTTGAGTTTGTTCTTCCACTGGGTCGTGGTCAGTTCGCCCTTGGTGCCACAGGTGTGCGTCTTCTGCCAGATGGCCGGACGGATGCGGTGAATCTTCCAGCCCATAGCGACCGCGGCGCCGTAGAGGACGCCCGTGTTCCACATCAGTTTACCGATAGCCGAGCCGGGGATGTTCTTGCCGGCGAAGAGCGGAGGTTCCTCGAGGTACAGGCTCACGTCCTTGGCCTTGCAGCTGAGGTCAGCCAGGAGTTGGCAGACCTCGACATCGGAGCCGGGCATTTTAGCGCAGTCGACTGGATCACCGTCAAGCGACCACACGATGCCACCATTTACCCCGGGGTCTATCGCTACGAGAAGATGCATGGGCAAGACCCTTGTCACTTCCCACGCTGGGACAAGCGGAAAAGATTGCCGACGCGTAAGGCGTAGTCGTTCGGGGCGAAGTGGTAGGACTTGGCGCCTTCGTACCCACGGTTCCAAGCCAGGGCCAGTTGCTCAGGGGTAGGGGTCGAATAGCCGTCAGCCTTAAAGCGCTGTCGGAGGATGCGGAGGTGGGCCGCCGCGATCATGTCCTGGGCGGTGATGTTGCGCCACTGGGACCACTGGTAGTGGAAGTGCTTCTCGGACTCGAGCAGGGCGTTGGCGTCGTTCCACGCGGCCTTGCCGACCTGATACATCCCACGCTCGCCGGCCTTGCCGATGGCCTTGCGGTTCTGGCCGGACTCGACCATAGCGACGGCCTCAAGGAAGGTAGCGTCCGAGGCCGCAGCTGAGTTGAAACCGAGAAGGAACAGGGCGACGATAGAGAAAGGGCGCATGGGCTTAATCACGACTGGCCCTTGCCCTCCTTGGCGGCGTTCCAGCGTTGGACGGATTGGTGCACGATTGTCGGGCCGTTGTAGTCTTTAGCCATCTCCTCGTTGAACTGAATAGAGGAAGCCATCGCATCCCCGGCCTTGGTCAGCCGTCGAATGTCGCTTGCCTGTCGGTTGCACAAGACAAGCAACTCGGTGGTGATGTTGGAGTTGTCGTCCTTGGGGTTGATTTCATCAAAGGTGGTCTTGCCTTCAAGTTCCTTGAGTTTGAGTTGAGCCGCAGGGGAGTGCATCACGGCCTTGGTCAGCCGCTCGACCTGTTCCTTGAGTTCTATCTTCTCATCGAGGATTTGCCTAGCCGTCAAAGCGATGTTCTGAAGTTCGTGCTGTTGCTCAAGATACTTCGTGTTGAGTTCGTCATACATTTCTTCCGTCACAATCAGCCGCACTCCGCCAAGGCGTTCAGTCAGCCGCTCGACCTCGGCCTGCAATAATGCATAGTCCGACCAATTAACCCAATCGCCTTTTGCAAACTCATGCATGAGTCCGACATATCCTCCGCAGAGATATCGCTTTGGCTTAATCACGGCTGCTTGCCCTCCTTGGCGGCGCTCCACTTCACGATTAGTTCGTGGTCGTAGTGCATCTCGATAGGGTCGAACCTGCTTCCCTCGTCCTGCCTTTTAGCGAGTGCGATTTCTTCAGCCATCGCATCCCCTGCCTTGGTCAGACGCTCGACCTCGGCTTCGAGGCGGCAAATTACCCTGATATCTTCAACGGCTGTTATGCCTCGCTCGATTACCATCTGTCGCAATTCTGCGTTGCCAAGTTTAACCGAGGTATTTTCTGCCGTCAGCCGCTCGACCTCGGCCTTGAGGCGGGCGTTCTCCTTATTCAGTTCGCCCACGCGGCGCATCATCGTCAGTTCTAAGTCGCTCATACGCGTCTCGGGACTTGTGATCCGGCGACCTCAAAGCCGTCGAGCTCATAGGAGTATTGGATGCCGACCCAGCCACCGGCGGCGACGTATGCCTGGAGCGATACCTTGACGGCACCGTCTTCGTGCAGGGCTTCGTGGTAATGGTTCAGTATCTTCTTTACGTTGGTCGACGCGATGGCGGCCTTGGCCGAGCAGATGTCCCCGGTCATGATGCGTTCGTTAACCTCATAGATTTCGAGGATAAGGTTACGCATCCCATCGAGGTGCTGGAAACTACTCATGGGGGTAGGCGTCTGGGGTGATGGCCGTGCCCTTGATGATGGCGTCGTCTTGGTCGGCGATGCGTAGTTTAAGCGTCCTAATCTCCGCAGCCTGTTCCTCGATGAGCGAGCGCTGAATCTCGAGGATATCGTCGACGCGGTCAGCGTAAGCCTTCAGGGCGTTGGCGCTCATGTGCAGGGTGCGGGCGTAGGCCCAGGGGACGAGCCACCAGAGGGTGGGCATCTTGTTCGGTCGAATGGTGGTGATCATGTCGAGGGAGTGGGCGAGAGGGTCAGGCATTACTTGATGCGCTTGTAAGGACCGCGGCGGTCGATGTTCTTCCACTCGATGCCGGTGTTGGCGGCCCAGTTGCGAACGGAGTTTAGCGAGACGCCAAGGGCACAGGCGGCGTCGGCCTGAGTCTTGCCGGCTTCGTTCAAGGCGTTCAGCTGCGGGAACGTCTGTTCCAGTTTGCTGGCCGCCCAGGACTGCATGGGTCGCTTGAGCGTAACTGGGCGACCGGCGATGGTGATGGTGGTGATGTCTGCTGCTTTGGGCATGGTGGTGTGTGGTGTGGGGGA